ATCAGCCTGTGTGTAAGACTGACTGAAGGAGAATGCTGAACCTGCAGTATCTTGGGTAGCAGAGATTGTGCCAGGATTGTATACACCAGAAGTGATGGTTCCAGCAGAAACTGTTCCTGCTGTCGTTCCGTCCGTAGTATCAATATTCGTGCCTGAAATACTGAAGCTCGAACCAATTCGAGTTGCCTGTGTAGCAGCTGCGTCAACTCGCAACTGAATACTACTTGACATTTTGGATGTAATATCGGCATACGCTGGTGCCGTCATCAATAGCATAACGAGAGGAAGAAACTTTTTCATTTATTCCATTCGTGTTAGTTCTATCTTATATAGGTAGATAAATTTTTTTGGTCACTATTTAGTAGTATCCGTACCCAAAAACTGTTCGACTGTTATACTAAATAATATCGATGAAGGAAGAGGTTCTACGGAACCCCTTCATCGCCAAGGTTGCCTACGGGGACCACAAAATACAATCTCGCTTTCAAAGGAGAAGTTAAATGCCTAACTTAAATAAGTGGACATCGAAAGATGTCAACGCAATTTTTGACGCAGCTAATCGTTACAGTGTAGGATTTGATGATCTGTTTTACAGATTGCATTCTTATGGTATGGGTGGCGTCAACGAATCGTATCCTCCATATAACATCGTAAAGGAATCTGAAGTTAAATGGCGGATCGAACTAGCACTTGCTGGTTGGTCGAAGGATGAATTTGAGGTGACTACAGAATCAAATGTCCTCCTAATCAGTTCCAAGTCAGCGAAGTCCAAAGGGGAGGAGGAATACATGCACCGAGGCGTGTCTACTCGGACTTTCGCTAGAGGTTTCAACTTGTCGGATGATGTTGAAATTGGCACAGTCAGTTTCAATAATGGACTTCTTGTGATAGAATTGAAGAAGGTCATTCCTGATCATCAGAAACTCAAAGTCTATGATATCCAAGATCCTTCAAGTGATTCTGCACCCAGTGACGCTCCTTAATGGAGGACTGGTTGGGTGTCTTATCTTCATTGGTATGCTGCATAATCATGCACACCACACTATGGAAGTTGATGCTGACTCATATGTCAGACAATGGTGCAGGAATAATCCTGATACCTGTCAAAGTTACATCGACGATTATTGATATATAATATGCAACTGAAGAGACCCTGAGGGGTCTCTTTTTGTTTGAGGTCTACTTTATGAATGTCTATGTAAATCTAAAACCAAATAATTACAGCGGTGACACTGATCTATTGACAATTGAAGTCCCAGCATCATATACTGAGGAACTTCTTCGTCATGTCAGACCTATCGCAGAACAAAAGAATACTAATGAAGATAAGGTCTTGAAAGACATTATCAAAGAAGCTGTATTAGAAATTGAAAGGAGAAACTATGAGCGTAAGAATCGTAAGACTAAGAAACGGTGAGGATGTCATCTGTGATCTTTATGAAGTAACCACTCCAGAAAAGAAAGATGAAGTCTTTGCTCTGCAACTTAGACACCCTTATCAAGTTAGTCTCATCGAAGGTATGAGTGCAGAAGCAGACGGTGAAATTCACAAACTCACTGAACCTGAGATTGCAATGGAACCATGGATGCCCCTGTTGTCGAAAGACAATGTGATGATTAAAATGGACGAAATCGTCACGGCATATGAAACCTATGACGAAGTAGTCCAAAAGTACAATGAATTAGTGGAGGCATCAAATGGAGGAGGAAATGATTCAGGGTCAGGTCAAACTGATCTTGCTCAAAGAGAGACCCGAGTACCTGATCGGAAAGGTGACACAACTCGACGAGGAGCCCAGCTTGCTGATTGAGAACTGCTATGAAATCAAGGAAGAGGACGCTATTGTCCCCTTCCCACCTTTCACTGAGCAGCGTGATTTGTTCTTGACTTCTGAGTCGATTTTTACTATACTGGATCCGAGCCCGAATCTGACTGAGATCTACAACAAAGCATGAGTATTTTTTACACCAACATTCAACTTGCTGGTGACACGATTCTCTATAGAGGCATTAAGGACGGGGAGGCAGTTCAGTTCCGCTGTAACTTCTCCCCGACTTTGTATGTTCTTTCTAATAAAGAAGAGGAGTTCAAGACCCTCGATGGTAGAAATGTTGCACCTATGACCTTTCAGGGTGCCAGGAAAGCCAGAGAATTCATTCAGCAATATGATGGTGTGGAAGCGTTTGAAGTGCATGGATATGAGAGGTTTGTATACCAGTGGATTCGTCAGGAGTATCCTGATGAAATGGAATACAACATGAACCAGATGAAGATCTTCGCGATGGACATTGAGGTTCAGTCTGAAAATGGATTCCCTAATGTTGATGAGGCGGCAGAAGAAATGCTGTCCATCACCATCAAGGATATGATTACCAAGCAATATTATTGTTGGGCAACCAGAGAGTTTGAAGCACCTGAAGGTGTAGAGACACACATCTTCTGGACAGAGAATGAAATGCTGAACCATTTTATTGGATGGTGGGCGCAGAATACACCAGACATCCTCACTGGATGGAATGTTAATCTGTATGATGTCCCGTACATTGCTCGCCGTATCAGTCGGGTGCTTGGTGATAAATGGATGAAATCACTGTCCCCTTGGAACCGAGCAAATGAAAGAGAGGTCTACATTCAGGGTCGTAGGAATATTGCTTACGATATCTCTGGTATCAACATTCTTGACTATCTGGATCTTTATAAGAAGTTTACATATACAAATCAAGAGTCTTACCGACTTGACCATATCGCTTTCGTCGAACTTGGTCAGAGAAAAGTTGATCATAGTGAATACGAAAACTTTAAGGATTTCTATACCAGAGACTGGCAGAAGTTCATGGAATACAACATTCAGGATGTCGAGCTGATTGACAAACTAGAAGATAAGATGAAGTTGATTGAACTTGCTGTCACTATGGCATATGATGCAAAGGTCAACTTTGAAGATGTGTATAGTCAGGTTCGCATGTGGGATACCATGATCTATAACTATCTTACAGATAGAAAAGTTGTAGTTCCCCCTCGTAAAGGAGCGAAGAAGGATGAAAAATACGCGGGAGCGTATGTCAAAGAACCGATTCCTGGACTCTATAATTGGGTTGTTAGTTTTGACCTTAACAGTCTGTACCCTCACCTTATTATGCAGTACAATATCTCGCCAGAGACCCTGGTCGAGAAAAGACATCCCTCAGCTACGGTTGATAGAATCCTTAAGGAAACCCTAGATATTGATGGGGAGTATTGTGTATGTGCTAACGGTGCTCAGTATCGTAAGGATATCCATGGATTCCTTCCTGAAATGATGCAGAAGATCTATGATGAACGAAAAATTTACAAGCGTAAGATGCTGGATGCAAAATCAGAATACGAAGCATCTCCGTCCGTGGCACTTCAAAAGACCATTTCTCGATGCAACAACATCCAGATGGCAAGAAAGATTCAACTCAACTCTGCCTATGGTGCCATTGGAAACCAATACTTCAGGTATTACAATTTGGCAAATGCTGAGGCGATTACCCTCTCGGGTCAAGTCTCGATTCGTTGGATCGAAGGTAAAGTAAATAGTTACCTGAACAAACTACTTAAAACGGAGGATCACGATTATGTTATTGCCAGTGATACTGACAGCATCTATGTCTGTCTTGATCTACTTGTTAGCAGCGTATTTGATGTACAAGATGTTCCTCCACAGAGGATCGTCAACTTTCTCGATGCAGCCTGTAAGGATCGAATCGAACCATTCATTGACAGATCGTACAAAGAACTAGCAGAAATGGTTGGCGCTTATGAACAGAAGATGTTCATGAAGCGTGAGAACATTGCAGAGAAAGGTATCTGGACTGCTAAGAAACGCTACATGCTGAATGTCTGGGATAGTGAAGGTGTTCGCTATGAGAAACCCAAACTCAAGATGATGGGAATCGAAGCAGTCAAGTCTTCTACGCCAGCAGCATGTCGCACATCAATTAAAGAATGTATCGAAGTTATCCTTACACAGGATGAAGAATCGGCACAGAAATATATCTCTGATTTCAGGGCACACTTTGATCAATTACCGATCGAAGACATTTCATTTCCTAGAGGATGTAATGGGATAAATAAGTGGTCGCATCCAGCGACTATCTATGGCAAAGGCACACCCATTCATGTTAGAGGAGCATTGCTATACAACTTCCACAATAAGAAAAACAAACTTACTCACAAGTATCCTCTCATTCAGGATGGCGAGAAGATTAAGTTTGTGTATCTAAAAACCCCCAATAAAATCGGTGAGAATGTGATCAGTTATCTGAATACATTCCCGAGGGAACTTGGTCTTGACAAACATGTAGACTATGATGTACAATTTGAAAAGTCTTTCCTAGAACCTATCAAAGTCATTATGGATACTATTGGGTGGCAACCTGTAAAAATCGCATCCCTGGAGTTCCTATTTGGATGAACACAACTAAAAAGTACATTGTAACCTATCAGAACGCTTTTGGTTTCTCAGCAAGAGAAGAGAAAGTGTTTAACAATATTCAAGAGGCAGAATGGTTTGAGCGTGCCATGAAACGCTCCAATTACATCACATCATTATTGGAGGTCAAGGAGTGAATTTTTTACAAGATGTAGCAAAGGAGATTGGTAATGAATATGCAGGACTTGTTAGCGATGGTGTCGCAGCAGGAGACACTTCTGGTTACATTGATACTGGTAGTTACATTTTCAATGCTCTGGTTAGTGGTTCAATCTACGGTGGAGTCCCCTCAAACAAGATCACTGCTATCGCTGGTGAGT